TGCAACAACGAAGTCGCCGTTAGGTCCATTAACTACTTTGGCTTGTACGAAGCCGTTCTCTTTAAGATAAGTGCTTAGCTTATTCATATCACAATTGTTATTAAGTTATGCGCTGTATCTTCGTTGATACTATACGCGAGAGTTAGTGAATGTCTGTGCAATAGAACATACATTGAATTTATGTATATTTTGTGCGGGGGACATTCAAACTCCGAAAGATAGGTGGGGTCTTTGCAATAGTTGGTCCACGCACTCAAAAATTTTCCAAATAAAAATTTTTTTTTTGGGAATTTTTTTTCTAGCTTTGCATCTATGATTAATCAAAGTACATGTGAGAAGCCAGATTGCGATTGTTGTAAAGGTGCAGAAACCTGCCCTAATGACAAATGTAAGTGCGACAAAGAAATATGCAAAAAAGGCTGTGAAACTGCTGTTGAAACTGCTGAAACTGCTGAAACTGCTGAACATATAGGTAACATCAACTTTTTTAGCTTTAATTTTGACGATTGGATTTCTGATATGGAAGAGGGTGAACAGCCACAGGCATGTACTATAGATGATCCAGACTGCGAAAATTGCGGCAGTTAGAGACACGCATATTGCGTATCACCCCAGAGGGCCAAAAGGTAGTTATGGGGTCAGAAGTTGGATTGTAGATCCTAAATAAGGATTAGAGTTTTCTCCAATAGTCTCGGAAAGGGCGGATATAGCCTCTAGGTTGGGCACATGTCACATAAGTAGGTGTGGTGAATTAACACTAGTTTTAGTGTCCATGGGTCTCCGGTAGCGCCGGAAGCACTACTAGATAGGTAAAATTCCAACTGAAATTGGTGTCCTAAAGGGGGAACCTGTATCTAGACCACAGATAAAGTATACACAACAATCATAATTATGATGTAGAGTAATTTACTGATGTCAGTCTTTGTGGTAGTGTTCATATGGCAAATAAATAGCTTTTTTTATTGTAAGATATTAAGCTAATGTTAAATAATTAGAATTTTCTTGGATTTGTAAATTATTTTATTATAACTTTGTAACATTAACCAAATTATAGAAATAATGGCAAAGGAATTTACATTTCAACCCTTCGGAGCGTGGATAATTGTACCACGTCCAGACTCAAAAACTACAGAGTCAGGAATTATCTTAGATGATACAACAGCAAAAGCATTACAAACAAACATAGTAGAAGTATTGGCGGTAGGCCCTCAAGTTACCCAATGTAAAAAGGGTGATATGATTATGGTAGATCCTAATACGGAGGCTATGCTTATTCATATTGATGATGTGCAGTATTTATTTGTTAGTGAATTCCAAGTATTAGGTAAATTCTAATGAAAATCCCTGGGACAGTTACGATAAATCTAGAAGATTACTTAGAGTTAGTAGAGCATACTAAGAAAGTCTCTAATTTAAAAACTAATACTTCTAGAGCTGCGAAAGAGATGTCTGTATTTTTGTCATTCTTGTGTAGCAGGGAGGACATAGCTTTATATATAGAGGAATTTAACAGACAGTCCACTACATCTAAGATAGTAGTAGAAGGTTCAAGGGCAACTATAGAATTTACAGATGATAAGAACGAAATTTCAGACAAATAGTTGGGAAGAGCTATTTATACTATATGACGAATTTGAAACAAAGTTAGATATGTGGACAGAAGATAATATAAATTGTACATACGACATAGAAGTATTTATAGGAGACCACGAGTATACAATAATAGTAACAGTAAAAGATGAAGGCACTGAAGAAGCAGAATAAGCGTAGAATATATATAGATAACAAACCTATGAAAGTAGAGTATGCTGTATATGAACTACTAGAAAACCAAAAATTAAAGATAGAGCAGTATGAAGCTATCCTTGCTGCATACTTACAAGAAAAAGAACAAGCGAATGGAACAGAAGATAACGATTAACGTAAACTCTACGTACAAATTCTTACAAGTTTGGAACGGTATTTTTAACCTAACTACTATGGAGCTAAAGGTTTTAGCATCCTTAGTGGATTCAGCTACTGTTTTAGGAGAGGCTAATATATGTAGCCCTAGTTCTAAAAAAGCAGCTGCTAGAGCCCTAGGTATTAAGGATTATAATACTTTAAATAACTACGTTAAGAAGTTTAAAGATAAAAAAGCAATTATTAAGGAAGGTAAGAACTACTTACTTAATAAGCTTTTAAATTTAGATACAAAGAGTGTAAAAATTAATATAAACTGGTATGAGTGATAAGAAGCTACCTAGCATATGGGAGATGACCAAGAGTTTTAGTAAGGACCTTGCTAAGTATGTGTCTGAAGGCGCCCCTAATGTATCACATCAAGATTATGTAGAAAGGCTATCTGATTGTAATAGCTGTGAGCATATAATTAGGGATAAGATGAGATGTGGTAAATGTGGGTGTTTGATAGAGCATAAAGCAAAGTGGAAAACTACTACATGTCCAATAAATAAATGGAAACCTCAAGATGGCAAAATCCAAAAAGGAGATAATACAGATACTAGCAACAAAGCATAATTTACCTTTAGAAAAAGTAGAAGCTATAGTTACAACTCAGTTTAAATATGTTGCAAAGGTAATGGGAGATGGGAGTTTTGATGCAGTAAGGCTACCATACTTTGGGAAGTTTTCTTCAAAACCATCTAGAAGAGATAATATAAATAAAAATGGAGTTACTCGAAATAGTAGATAATGTAGCAGTCCCTTCACCTTACACACTTACTATCTTAGAGTTTAAGGAGTTGGACACAAAGGAGCTTGCATATGTTTATTTTATGCATGATCATAGATCACCTTATGCAGTGTATGATACATCGCAAAGACATGATGAGATTGTACTTGGGATACATGGTAAAGTAAAGTGGAAGCCTAGTAGTAAAGTTCTTGCGGCTTGTGATAAGTATAAGGAGCTAAAAGAGAGTTCTGCAGTTAAGTTACTTAAGTCTGCTAGGGCTTCTGTAGTAAAGCTGGAAAAGTATTTTGAGTCAGTAGATCTTACACTTATGGATGATAATGGGAGACCAATATTTCACGCAAAAGACTTAGTTGCTAATCTTTCTAAGATGGGAGATGTGATAGATGGGCTATCAAAACTAGAGGAACAAGTAAAAAAACAAGAACAAATTAACACAAATACACGCGGAGGAGTTGTAGTTAACAAATATAGTTCGTAAATTAGGCACCATGGACTTTTTACAAGATTTAGAAGATTATAATAGTGCAATGAACAATGCGTATAACCTTGTGACTAAAAAAATAACTCTCGATGATATATTTGAAGCAGCAGAAAGTGAAGGAGAACTTGTAAATTTTTACTTACCTTTTGATCCTTTAGATAGTGATGGAAGAGATGAGGGAACTTTAGATTTACTTATAGAGCATTTTACAGAAACAGAAGAATACGAGAAATGTCAGGAATTACTGAACATAAAGAACAAGTTTTTAAAGATACAAAAGGATTAGCTCCAGCAGCTGATTCGTATATAAGAAACGGTTACTATACAAATGCACTACCTGGTACAAAACCCTACTATGAGTACTGGGATGAAGAAAGAAATAGATGTTTATATGGTTATACTCATAATGGAGTAACTATTACAGGTAATCACTATTTCTATCTAAACTATTGTCCTATTGACAGGTCTGTTGATGAGGAACTTCCTGATGGTACAGTCATAGCTCGAAGAGAGCGTACATTCCCAGCATTTTACGATGGAGATTGGAAATACTTTACTGCAATAGATACATGCAGGAAAACAAACAAGCATATGACAGTGTTAAAGGCACGTCGTAAGGGATATTCTTATAAAGCAGCAGCAATGCTAGCTAGGAACTATTTTCATTTGCGTAATAGTAAGAATTATGTATTTGCAGGACAGAAAGAATACTTGATTGGGGATGGTCTACTATCTAAAGCTTGGGATATTCTATCATTTGTAGATGATAATACTGCATGGACACAACCTAGACTTAGAGATAGGGAAATGCACAAACAATCTGGGTACAAGAAGAACGTAAATGGGGCACTTGTAGAGATGGGTATGAAGTCACAGATTATTGGGGTATCTCTTAAAGATGATCCAGATAAAGTAAGGGGTAAGGCAGGTGAACTTATATTTTTTGAAGAGGCAGGATCTTTTCCAGGACTCCTAAAAGCATGGGAAGTTGCTATGCCAACAATGCGTCAAGGTAGTAAAACACTTGGTACTATGGTAGCATTTGGTACAGGTGGTACACAAGGAGCAGATTTTGCAGGTATGGAAGAGATATTTTATAATCCTGAATCATATGACTGCTTAGCTTTTAATAATATATGGGATGATGGTGCAATGGGTACGCAATGCGGACATTTTGTTCCTATTTATGAGAATCTAGAAGGATTTATAGATGAAGATGGTAATTCTTTTATAGAGGAAGCTAAAGAGTTTGAAGAAACTAATAGGACTAAGAAAAAAGGTACTAATGACCCAAAAGCTTATGATCAATATATAGCTGAGCACCCAATGTGTCCTGCAGAAGCTACATTGCAAGTAGCTGGTAACTTATTTGATATAGGATCTTTGCAAGAACATTACAATAAAGTTAAAGCTAATAAGCTACACACTATAGGTACAGCAGGTAGTTTGTATTATGGGGGAGATAATCAAATAAAATTTAAACCTGATGGGGATCTTAGACCAATTTTAAGGTATCCACATCGTAAAGAGGATAATTTAGAAGGTGCAATAGTTTTATATGAGGGCCCTTTTAAGAATCAGGAGAATCAAACCCCTCACAATTTGTATATCATATGTCATGACCCCTATGGTCAAAATCAATCTGCAGATTCTACTTCTTTAGGAGCTGCATATGTCATAAAGCGTATGAATAATATATCTAAGCCTGATGATATGATAGTTGCTAGTTATGTAGGTAG